AAGGCTGGAAAAAAATCTGTTTTGCCTGTTGGAAACGCGCGAAACAACATCGCTTAGACTTCGTCGATGAATTTTATAGTCGGCAGCGTGCACTGTTACAGCTTTGCCACCCAGACAAGCACCGTGGTTCCAAACTATCACAGCAAGTTACTCAATGGCTGCTCTCGATTGGAAAGCACTAAATGGGTGCGGACGAGCAGCCCCAGATCATCATCGTTGAGGATGATGAGCTAGCACACTCATGCGCTGAATTACTGCCGCAATTTGAATGGGTCAGCGACAATATCAACGGTTATGACCGCTATAAAGGGCGCCGCTGTGTAGTGGTTGGCAAAGCTGGCTATGTTGGGCAAATCGAACTTAATGCGCGGGCCGCGCGGGTAGAAAAGGCCGGCGCTTCGCAAATCAAGATCGTATCCCCAGAGATCAATCGGCCTTCGGGCTGGGGGCTTGACAACGCGCTAGACGAAGGCTGGGACAAGGCGAGGCTTTACGATTGGTTCAAGGCCAATGCCAGCCCATTTCCGCCCAAGCGTCCAAAGCAGCGCAAGACGCTGGAAGAGATATGGCATGAGAGTAAATTAAGGGCTGAGGAGAAGCGCAAAAGCAATCCGAAGTATCCGATATGGGAGAGTTGGGGCTTGGCGCTTTCGACCGGCGGCGTTCCGATGCCTACGCTTGCAAATGCGGTGTCCATTCTAGAAAAGGACGACGCACTCGTCGGCCTTGTGTGGTTCGATGAATTCCTGAATCGTCTTATGACCGGCGAGCCTCCGCGCGAATGGGGCGATGCCGATGATCTGCATCTTGCGCTGTATATGCAGCGTGACATCGGATTGGTACGCATCGGCAGAGATGTCGTGGCCCAAGCGGTGATCGCGATTGCGCATCGCAAGCCTAAAAATTGCGTGCGCGACTGGCTTAATTCAATCGAACACGATGGCAAATCAAGGATTGATACGTTCTTTTCAGTTTGCCTAGGTGCCGAGGACAACGATTACACACGAGCTGCCAGCCGTAATTTCTGGATCTCAATGGTAGCGCGTGTCTACGAGCCTGGATGCAAGGTCGATAACATGGTAGTGCTCGAAGGTTCTCAGGGGCTTGGCAAATCAACAGCGCTACAGATTATTGGTGGTGAGTACTTCGCCGAGCAGCACGAGAGCGCGACCAATCCCAAGGGCTTTGCCGAGATCCTGCAAGGGAAGCTCCTGATCGAGATCAGCGAGATGGATTCGTTTAGCAGAGCTGAAGTCAACCGAGTTAAGCAAACGGTATCGTGCCCCTCCGACCGCTATCGAGATAGTTACGGGCACCATGCCCAGGACCACCAGAGGCAATGTATATTCGTTGGGACCACAAATAAAGACGAGTGGAACCGAGACGAAACTGGTGCGCGGCGTTTCTGGCCGATTGAGTGCAAGGGACTGATCCAACTTGAACTGATTCGCTCATCGCGCGAGCAGTGCTTTGCGGAGGCTGTAGTGCGCTACAAAGCCCACGAACCGCATTGGCTGATGCCTGAGCAAGCCACGAAACAAGAGCAGGAGGAGCGCTACCAAGCTGATCCGTGGCTCGCTGCCATTACTGAAGCGGTTAAAGGCGAATCTCAAATCTCAACCGCTCAGTTAGCCGAGAAGCTCAATATCCCCATGGAACGCCGTGACAAGTTCACCGAGATGCGCATCGGTGCCTGCCTGAGATTCCTAGGCTGGAAGCGCAACCGCCGCAGGATTGATGGCGAGCCTACTCGAATTTATATGAAGCCAAGCTGCACTTGAGGTAGGCACAGGTCGGCACAGCTGGAACGGCAAAAACGCTTTGCAATCCGACCTGTGTCTACCGTGCCTACTGTACCTACCTATATATATGGGTAAGATATATAAGAACCACTCACGCGCGCGAGTACTTTTCCGGCAACTCTTAGAAGTGCCTGTCACGGTCGGTACAGGTGGGAACTGGCACGGGTTGTGCCTACCGTTCCAGCCGTTCCCACCAGTTTCTCATGGGATACAAATGTTAGTGCTGTCCTAACATCGCATGCTTAGTCCTCTGATATACACTGCATATAGTGGCTATTGATCAAATGCTTACGCTGCGTTTCATGCTATGCTGCGGTGCATTGAAGGCGCTTTCGGCATAGAACATTGCATGTTCCTGACGCCTACGAGGCCACCAGGTGCCGCTTTGGCAGCTCAATCAGGACGAAAGCATGCTTTGCACTGGGCCAGCTCGCTGACAGGTGGTCGTCCGTCCTTTGGGTCCCTCCCTTCCGGATAGCGGCTGCTATCACTTTTGCCCATTCGCTTTTTGGTTTGGGTTAGCGTAAAAGGGATGTTTTGGCGAGGGCATTGCGTGACGCTTTCCTCCCCCTTTATAAGCGCTGTTCTCGCTGGTCCGGTCCTCGCGGCAGGATTTTTTTTGTGAAACGTAGACGCGTGTTAAGGAATCCCTTATTTAAGGGTGACTGCGGTCGTTACACTGATCCGAGGATGCAAGCGTACGCGCGAGTTGCGCATTGGAAGGCTGGGCGGATTCTCGGGAATTGGGCGCGGATGAAGTTGAGGGCGTTGAAGTGAGGAAGAAGACGATTGAGGCGTTTGAGGCATGGCGAGCGGACGCTAGAAGTCAATCGGAGTTGGTGCAGCGTATAGCGGAGGGGGAGACGCTGAAGGAGATATGCGCGTCGATGGGGGTGGCGTATTCGTTGGTGGCGAGGCATGTGGCGGGGACACCGGCGCTAAATGCGGAGTACGAGGCGGCGCTCGCTATTTGGGGGGATGCGCTGGCGCAGGAGACCCTTGCGATCACGGATGCGGTTGCGGGTAGTACGGAAGGCGCCGTTGTTGCTGCGGCGAAGCTGCGTGCCGAGCAGAGGTTGAAGTTGGCGGGGAAGTGGAACCGGCCGAGGTATGGGGAACGCGAAGCGGCGGTGCTACAGGTGAATTTTTCGCTGTCGGATACGGCGCGCGAGATCCGGGAGTTGGAGGCGCGCCTCGGGATCGGGCAGGTTGTTGCGGAGCAAGCGTTGCCGGCGCTGGAGGAAAAGTTGAGCGAAGTTGCGCAGGAACACCCGGAGGATATCTGATGGATACAAATACCGAGAGGGCGAAGTTGGGTTATGGCGGCTCGGCGGGCGAGAATTTGCTGTGGATCGCAAAACTAGAGCAAGAGCGCACCGATCAGTTCGGAATTGTCGTGGTGTGGATGTTTGTGGCGCTGGCGGGCTTTGGTTTTGCGTGGTGGATCTGGCCCTCCGGAGTGATGGATATGCCGCTTGCGTCGCTGACGCTGTGGATGCTCGCGAGAGCGATGGTATCGGCGATGAGCGCCTCGGTGACGGCGCTTTTATTGGCGACGATCTGGATGAAGGCTTAAGAGCATGCCGCTCGTTAAGTCCGGCAGCAAGAAGGCATTTTCCGAGAATATCCGGCGCGAGATGCAGGCTGGAAAGCCGCAGAAGCAAGCTGTCGCAATCGCGTATTCGGTGAAGCGCCGCGCTGGAGGAAATGGCGGGATTTTGCGGGCGGCAAGCCGCTCGGCGAGGAGAAAACGCGGTGGCTATTAAGCACATGGGATTTAAACGTGCCGCTGCTTCGATCGCGAAGCGTGGCGGCTATTCAATGGAGCGTGCACGTGGAATACTCGCGGCGGCTTCGAGAGGCGCATCGAGTGCGGCGAAACGCGCGAATCCCAGACTCCGGAAAGTGAAAGGGTGAGCGCAAAGCGCATCTGCGTGACGGGATCGCGCGGATTCCTTGGAAAAGCCCTCTGCGCCGAACTCGCCGCCCGCCATCTCACGCCGGTTCACTTTGACCATCCGCAGGATGTCCGCGATAAACGCGCGATCGCGAAAGCAGTCCTCGGCGTGGACGGCGTGATTAATCTTGCCGGCGTTCTGGGCACCGCCGAGACGATCGGCGCGGAGCACGAGGCCGCCGATGTAAATATCCTCGGCGCGTTGAATGTCATGGACTGCTCCATAGATTTCCCGCTCGTGCAGATTGCGACGGGCCATGAGGGACAGCTTAATCCCTACGCCATCACGAAGCACTGCGCAACGGAACTCGCGCTCTCGCGCGCACGCTGGACGCAGCAGAAAATCGCAGTCGTGCGCGCGTATCACGTCTACGGACCTGGCCAGAAGATGTGCGCCCCGCACGGGCATTCCAAGGTGCGAAAGATCATCCCATCCTTCATCGCCCGCGCGCTCACAGGCATGCCCCTTGAAATCAATGGCGACGGCCATCAGTTGATCGACTTGGTTTACGTTGAGGATGTCGCTAAAGTGCTTGCCGATGCGCTCCAAGGCCCTTACGGCGAAATCACGGAGGCCGGCACGGGACAGAGCAGTTCAGTCCTGCAAACTGCCCGTGATGTGCTGGAAGCTATTCCACAGAGCAAATCGCTCATCGAGCATGTGGAAATGCGAAAAGGCGAGCCCGAGGGCGCGGTCGTGATCGCCATCGACCCGAAATGCTATCGCGTCTGGCCTTTTATGCTCGAAGAAACGATCCAGTGGTATCGCGAAGAACTGGGCCGAACAGTTCGCTTCGTCGCCGCATGATCGGTTACTACATTTCGCGATACAACTTCAGCATCCGATGGCATCTGGGCCAATGGTGCTGCTTTTGCCGACATCCGGATGATCGCCAAGCGAGTACCCA